GTAAGCAAGTGTAATAACCTTGAGAAAATCAAGGGCATTACAGCGACGGCAAAGGGTGAATAGGTCAGCCTAGATCTTTCATGCTGTAAAACTTAAATGTTTTCAGTTATACAGTAGTGGACCGTATATATATATAAATAATATACGACCGTATTTCTCATGTTGAATACGGAATTACAAGGTTCCTACTGGGTTCAAATGTGACCCTTACCTTCATCGAGAATATTGTTAAACTTTCCTCGTAGGGCTAAACCCCAATGAGACAAAGAAAAACCTAACAATAAACTCTGTCCTTTGACCATTTGGATAGTCGTTCAGAGATTTAATTGTCTCTGAGTGCTCTATCCCTAACCATTCTTCATTGGTTCAATGGAATTTGGAGATCTCATTAGAGATCCTTTCTTATCGAAGGGATCCCCAATGAAAGATCGTCCACACTTTTCCATATGTCCACTGAAAGAGACCTTTTCCAGAGACCCATAATAGCTGAGCTATTGGGTATAGGTAGGTGCTCGAAAATTGCAGTGCGCCATGCCAAAGAGGTGAGGCAACATCTTCTATAAAATTTAGATAACTAAATTTTATTGGAGCAAAAATTCCGAATAGGAATGTTTGACTTACCCAATTGATAATGTCGTCTCGGAACACTGAAATTAACCAAGGCATTCCTGTGAATCCAAACACAGTTACTGCCAAGCCTTTACACCATCCTAACCATGTTAGGTTCTGTAAAAGTCGGTTAATGGAAGCATCCGTGTCCACTAACAACTTAGTGACTGACTCTACCCAAGGGTGGATAAAGAAAGTTTGAGCTAAGTTAATTAGAGGGTATAGAATACTCCATCCCCATTGAGTTATTAGTATTTCTAATAATAGGGCGATTATCGGAGATAATACGAAACCCCTGATTAAAAGCTTAACCAACTTAGCTGTTAGGCTAGCAATTAAGACCTTAAACCAGACTCTTCGGGAAAAGTGAACTCCTGCAGGGACTAATGAAAATAGTGCCAATTCCTTTAAACCAACCAAGCCATATCTGGTTAGACACCATATTCCCTGGATCAGTCTATAGAGACTTAATCCAGCGAATGAATGGGCTAAACCTGAAGCGATCGTAGATCGATTCAGCCTAGATATAGTTAATGGTAGCACTCGCAGGATTAAAATTCTTGAAAGTGTTATCATGTGTTTGGTTTAAGAAGTGGATTAGATGGGTTCTAGACACGTGAGGATCGAAGAAAATTCATTAAGAATTTCTTTCGGGTTTTTACATGTCTATCAACCGACAAGGTGAAAGGAGAGGTTTCATTCAACGTTAGATCTGGTGGATCATCCATTGATCTATTAACCTCAGCCTCTCGAAGGGATTCAAGGATTCTATAGAATTCGTATATCTTTTCTATAGAGATCCCTTGAGTTCCGGTATATTGATCATATTCGATCATGTCAATATATAATTTAGTCAACCTAGTCAGAGCTGAGAAAATCTCTGATTCCGGTAGAACTAAATCTAATATAGGTTTGGTCCGAATATGGAATATACCTCTTAATGGGGTGCTCAGAAGAGACGGAGTTATATTTTTAACCCATCGTGAAAGATGGTTTGAATATAACTTTGGATCTGACACAGCTATCCCAAGTCTAGGAACTACGACTGTTCCGTTTTCGGTGTTTCCAGAAAGTAGCATTTTAGATACTACTTTACGAGGAATTTCCGAAATGAACTTAGGATGAGACAACCGTCTTTTAACGGATTCATAATCCAGTTTCAATTGGTCTGTTAAACCAACCAACCAGAAATAAAAATACGGAGAACTTGTTGTAAGTTTCACTGCGTCGTCCATCAGCGTACGCATTGCAGTAAGGGTCGGAAACGAACCCAATCCATTTCCTATCTTAATGATAGACGGATCAAGCTGCATTGCATAATAAACCCTTAGAGATTCTGGATTTTTTAATCTAGATCCTAAAAGGTTTATAATCCCGATTCGAAGAGACTTTGATTGGAATCGAGTATCAAACGATTCCGTCAAGTATCGACGAACATTCGGGATACAGATCGAAAGCAAAGATGCTACATTCAAAATCTTCATTTGCTCTAACTTATCAAAGATAGAGGAAAGAGAAGATTTCGAATAAGGTAACATGAACAGTTTAAAAGGTAAAGGACTAACGTCCTGACCTTTAAAACCTGTTCTCTTTGCGAATTCGAACGCTGTACCATCTGGAGAAGATATACTCTTCGATAAATTAATTTCTACTCCTAGATCTCTCATAACTGAAAGATAAGAAGTAGCGACATCTTTATCAAAGATAACAATATCGTCTCCGAGCACTTCATAATGAGAATACTGGAACCTACCATATATCTGGAAAGTACAATACTGTACAATCAGATGATGAGTAAGAGCTAGCATTGCCCATGAAGAAAGTGCTCCCATTGGCTGGCCAACTGAGTATCGCACCGTACCGATGGGTATACCGTAATCATTTTTGGTGATATGGTAATCCCGACCTATGAGTAATTCACTCCATAAGTCTCCTATTTCGTGTCCATACATCTCATTTAATAAATGAGATTGGATCTTAATAGGTAATCGGTCCGTAGCCGCTGATAGATCGAATGAGAATGCTGTCTTCGATACCGATATCTTTTCTAGACATCGATAGAAAGAGGCATTCTGATCAAAAGATCCATCTGCCTTACCAATTATATTCTCCAAAATAGAGAAAAGTGATTGGTGTAAAGGCTTCAAGATCGTTTGAGTCATTGAATCTACCAGTGCGAAAACTCTCAGTTTTCCAGCTGCTTCAACTTTAAAGGCCAGTCTTCCAAGAGAATTTCTCTTAGCAAGACCAGGACCTGAAAAGAGTTCTTCCAGAGTTCAACTCGGATATCTCTCAAATGATAACGAGTCAAACAAAGGGGAACCTACCAGTCGAATATATCTTAAGAAAGGATTTCGAAGGGAAGAATCAAACAATTGTTTGAAATCTCCTAAGATCCCTTTCCAGGATACTTTATTGGTCGCTGAAGCAGCCCAAGATACGGCGAACTGCCATATCTTGAGATTATCTAGATGAGGTCTAAAACCTCTCTTCACTAGATGGTCCACAAAGTGAGGAGAAAATGAATTAATTGAATTAATCATTTCCTCTTTACCCGAGAAACCATCTGTGATCGTATTAAGTTTAGGGCTTATAGGGCAATCAATCACCCTATAAATGTTAAAACAGGATAACCAAAATCTTATGATATTGATATTCCCGTCCCTAATCGCTAGACGATCCGATTTTGGAATAATAGAAGGGAGACCTTTTATTAGACCTGGGATCGGAAGAGAAGGCTCTATCACTCGAGTTGAGGATAGAGAATCTCCACCTAGATATTTCTGGATGGCCACCGAGCACACCTTAAGATATTTTACTGTGGTCTTAGCTCCATACGTCTTGTTTAATTTATACACTTCCTTAAGGAATTGTTTAAATACTTGACGTCTGAAGTTATGGGACAACAGTAACTTCCCAAAGCAGATAAATATAAATCTATCTGCTACCTGGTCAAAGAAGCTTACTAATTGTTTCCAATCAGTAAGGTCTAACAACCTAACTTGGATGCGATCTCTAATGGGAGAATTTAATTTTCCTCTCATCAGATTTGGTATCTGTTAGGGCCCGGGTCCACTCATAAGAGTGGGGGGATGCTTAAGGTGACACCTCGGACGATTCTCCTTAAATTGGTTGAAGAAACCCAATAAAGGAGGAAGGCCCAGTGGAAACCTGCCCGATCCACCTAGGCTTACCCAGCTGAAAGTGGATAAACTTTAATCCAGATTGGAAATCTGGGGATGGATCGTGGGGATTCATCTGCTTTAGCTTATAGATATGAATCATAAACGTCTTGTTTATGACTCCTTAAAGGAGAATATCCTGTAAGTCTACAGCCCAAGTTGAGAATGGTTTCCGTAAGGAGAGGGTTCGATTCCCTCC